CCAGTCTCAACAACTGCACCATCTACATCCCCAGCTTGCCCTGTGTGGATTGCGCCCGTGCCATTGTGAGTGTGGGTATCAGAGAAGTGGTCAACAGCAATCAAGCAGTAGCTGCCTGGGTGCAAAAACCGCAATGGCAAGAACACATTGAGCGTACTCAGCAGATGTTTGCAGAATGCGGCGTCACCATGCGTGGCGTGGATTTTGAGGGGTTTTAACAACAATGATACCATTTGAAAAAGCCTGCGAACAATATGGCTGGACTTTCGAGTATCACACCACCGCTGATCATCGGTATCAACTGATTGTTTGCGTTTCAGTGAATGGTTATATTGTGAGCGTAAAAGATTTAGTTTGGCGATACTATCCCAAATCAAAATACAAAGAACTGCGTCAATCTCACTTTAACTCCTATCTAGTATTTGATCTAGGCACAGCGTTTGACTTGATAGTAAATACTGCACAGGAAACAAACAACGACATAGACGCAGGGATATATTATTGCCTTACTTCCCATTGACTGCCGAAAAAGAAAGCTAACATGTTCATTGATATGCCGCAAGACTTCAAAAGTGTCGTAGAACGATTGGGGTTCGAATACACCTTTTACAGTAAAAGGAAATGGAATTATGTAAAAATCACAGGTGTGAATTCAATAACAGAGAGTGGCTGGACTCGAAGAATCAAACAGTATTATCCTGCTGCCCGACTGATACGCCGGACTGATACAGAATTAACCTACAATATAGGCACAGTGTTTGATCTGATAGCAAATCCCACTCCGGTTCTGGATTTTAGTATGAACATTTTCAGAAGTGTGATGCCTACGGTGATTGCCAGTCAAATTGTGGGTGTTCAACCAATGATTACAGCATCCCGCCCATCGGGTAGCTTAACTGTTAAGCAGGATGGCGACGAATAAATTATGCTACCGGGCGCCTTTGGAGATTTGCTTCGCTGGGCACCAGTTTATAACTGTATTTGTACATTTCGCCAAAGAAAAGGCAGATATTACGTGACTGTGCTCAGTGCATATGCAAGAGATTATGGCAGAGATCGACGTGCTATTTTTGATGAGCTCATTCGAGAATATTTACCTCACGCAAGGCAAACAAAAGGCTCTACCTTTTATCGCGCCACGTATGATATTGGCACAGTGTTTGATATGATTTCAACTATTAGCAAATGACCAAAGAACAGCAAACAACATTGGAAAAGGCTTTGCGTGAAAACGGATTTCGTGCTGCCATTTTTCGGCATGGCAAGAGCTGGCGATTGAAGGTGAGCGTGAGCAAGCTCACATGTGAATTTGTTAAGGAAGAATACGACCGCAATGAACGTGGCGCACTGGTTTGGGACGACGCAAAGCGGGGCTGGAAAACAAAACAAGTGATAGAGTTGCGCCAAAAAACTGTTTTGGATACCAATCTCATACAGAGTTTTCTAATAACACACGGCTTTAAGTATTCCAAGTTAATCCGCAGCGGATCATCCGACGCACTATTTGAAGTTGATCACGATCATAATTTTTGGAAAATCCTGTCAGAATAATCGATCTTTGTGGTCTGTCTGGTATAAATAAAAACATGCACAGAGCAAAACATCACTCAATGGTTTCATTTTCCGCCCAGCCAAATTGGGCCAATAGAGAACCCATCTATGCAGGTGATGTTGGATAAACGTATTCATAAAGTACACTCCAACAGCCTGCAAAGAAATTTGCAGGCTTTTTTGTTTTTGTGTTGACGGGCTCGGTAGAGCTTGCTATACTAAAAGAGTAGAGGACAGCTAACAACTCAGCAGAAACTGACAGAATACAGAATAAGGTGAAGAGCAGGAACCGAAACGGTAAAACAGGCCTGCCGCTAAACTTTAAAGTTTAGTTCAATTCTGAGTCCTTTAAAGTCAAGCTGTTAAACAGGTTGACAGCAACGTTAGCAGATGCTAAAATAGTATTTGTTAGCACAGTTCATTGACAACAGAATATTACCAAAACAAACAAACTATCAGAGTGTATTGATACTTTGGTGTTGAGATAGGCAGCTGACCACGGTCTTCCTCGCTACTCAGCACGTGATGTCTCAAATGCAAACAGGTCGAGATCCAACGTTCGACATCAAAGTTTGATCAATACACTCTGGGTAGAGTAACAAAACAAGTTTAATAGCGGGTGCCGTCCATGGAGGACGACTGGTCTTGATTGTATAAATAATGTATGAAAGGAAACACTCATGCATATTTGTCAATTTTGTGATCGCATTTGTAAAAATGCAGGTCTTTTGTCTATTCATCAATCTAAATGTAAGAAAAATACAAACAGAATTCCTGCTTGGAATGAGGGGCAAACTAAATTTACTAATGCCTCTATAGCTTCAATTGCTTCTAAATTATCTGGGAGATTACGGCCAGACATTTCAAAGAAATTAAAAGGAAGAAAATCAAATTCTCCGGGAAAATCTTTAGATCCTGAAAAAGAACAACAACGCAAAGACAAACTAAGAGACGTCGCTAAACGTCGAAAGTTAGGCGGTTATGTAAAAGGCTCAGGAAGAGGCAAAAAAGGATGGTTCAAAAATTTCTTTTGCGATAGTAGTTGGGAACTAGCGTATGTGATTTATTGTCTAGATCACAACATTTCTATTGAAAGAAATTTAGAAAAAAGACAGTATGTTTGGAATGGTGAAGTTAAGAATTACATTCCAGATTTTATTGTCGAGGGAAAATTAATTGAAATCAAAGGCTATAAAACTGAACAATGGGAAGCCAAGTTAAGTTGTAATCCAGACATAACAGTTTTGTATGCAAATGATCTCAAAGATATTTTAGAATACGTGATTAGGAAGTATGGCAAAAACTATACTTCAATGTACGAAAATTAACAATTTTGGAGGATGCTGGGGTTGGCTCCCCACACAGTCTTGAAAACTGTAGTATCCCTCGGGATAATAGTTCGATGCTATCATCCTCCTCCACAATTTTTAAGTATCCAAAACTGCCGGTGCAGGTTGGTTCAAGTGATGGTCAACGCCCGTTCGACTCTGGGCAGGATACGCTGATGATGGTTATAGGTTAAATTGCTGGATGCAAACCAACCTGAACTGGTCGAAGGTTCAATTCCTTCAGAGACGTAATTCTCGATAATCATCCACAATTTTTATGGGGTGTTGGTGCAGCGGTTAGCATTGGAGTCCTTCAAATTCTCGACACGGGTTCGAATCCCGTACACCCTACCATTTCGATCATGTCTCTGTTGTTTGGGCATGATCACTCCCAAAGAAGCGATGCAAGGGACGCTACAAACAACATCATGCGCTCGTAGCTCAGTTGGTAGAGCATCTGACTTTTAATCAGAGGGTCCCCGGATCGTACCCGGGCGGGCGCACCAACACTTTTGCCTCCGTAGCTCAGCTACAATGAGAATTGACGATTTCGTAAGTAAGATTTAAGTTAAGTTTTGGTCCCGAGCCTGACATCGGTCTTCTAAACCGATCCTTAGAGTTAGGTGGACGGCATGAGGTTCGATTCCTCCCGGGACTACCATTTTAATCTCAGAGGTTCGAATCCTCTCGGGACTACCATTTCAACTGTTTTGTGGCGCTGGGTTTAATTCCCAGGCGGTGGCCCATAGGGTGTCTGCAAGCTGCAATAGACAGTGAACGACGAAAGTCACAAAACAGTTGACAAAGATGCAAAAATGCACTAAACTAAATACATGATGCAAAAAGATTATCCAGTGCTGCTTCGTTTCACAGCCAATGCACAATTGGTGTTGGACGTTAAGTACAAGAACGGATTTTACTTTGAACATTATGTGGTGCTGAGACAGCAGAAAGAATACATGCACGAGTTGTATTCTTCCATATTCAAATCCAACGCAGAGAGATATTTTGAAAATTTAGCTTGAGTTGACACCGGGCTGCTAAATAAGCAAGTGGTGGACAATGTGCTGTGTGCTATCCACAGCGTTCAGTAGATGAAAAGTCGAACAAAACAGATAGCAAAGATTAGTACATAAAAATCAGCGAGTTCGTTTTAAAAATACTCCACCAAGCATAAATAAATGTAGGAGATTTTTAAAATGGTCAGCTGTATTGTTTGTCAAAAACAATTTTCAATTAAAGGGATTCATACTCATTACGAACGAGCACATGGGTCACTTGAAGTTAAATCAAAATATTCTTCCGGTTTTAATGGAAAATACCATACAGAAGAATGGAAGACTCGCCACAAGTTACAAATCAAAGCTGCTTTTGAAAAGAAAAATGGAGAAATGAACACGTTTACCGTTTCATGTTTGGTCTGTAACAAGTCGATTGAGGTAATTGAACCAGAACTTTCTTTTCCTTTAAAAGAAAAATATTTTTGTTCTAGATCTTGTTCGAATACAAGAATTCATTCAGACAAGACAAAACAAAAAATCAGTGAGAGTCAAATCGAATCTCTTATAAAAAGAGGGAGGACTGTTCAAAAGTTCAAACAATGTAAGGTTTGCCAAACTTCTTTTGCTCACAAGCATCGAAGAGTTTGCTCAAATGAATGTAAAGAAATCGCAAAATTACAAACTAGACAACGCCGCAGAGCTCATCTTTGCGAGAAAAGAAAATACAGAAAAGAATGTCAGTTTGAGTTTAGTATAAAAGATTTTCCTGGAGAGTTTAATACAGACCTAATACAAGAACATGGTTGGTATAAGGCCTCAAATAGAGGTAATAACCTAACAGGAGTTGCACGAGATCACAAAGTAAGCGTTGAATGGGGATGGAAAAATAAAATTTCTCCCAACATTATAAAACATCCTGCTAATTGTGAACTAATGTTGCAAAATCAAAATCAGAAAAAAAGAACAAAATGTTCCATTACATTAGATGAGTTGCTTCAAAGAATTGATGAATGGAACAAAAATGGACTAATTAATTTTTGGGGGTAGGAAATGCTTGGGGTGTTTACCGCACTTGCAATGCGGATATCAGAAGGGTTCAAATCCCTTTACCTCCACCAACAATTTTTCGGGGCGTAGCGTAGCCCGGCTATCGCGTCTGCTTTGGGAGCAGAAGGTCGCAGGTTCGAATCCTGCCGCCCCGACCATTTTAATTTAGCATTTTTGGAGCAGTTGCAGAGACTGGTGTCTGTACCCGGCTGTAACCCGGGCGCCCCTTGCGGGTATGAGTGTTCGAATCACTCCTGCTCCACCATTATTGATCATAGCAGGTCGATCACAGATAAAATTGAGTACCATCAGGATGCTGTACAAAAGTCCTGTTAGCGAATAGTGAGTTGGGGGCTCAATACCTTACAAACAGCGGGCCAGGCACAAATACCATTTGTGGGCGCAAGTAACCTGGGATTTCGGGAGAAGGTGACCCGGAGCCAATTTGAGGGAATATGAATATCATCGATTACAGTGACTATTCCTAATTTCACCAGACGAGCCGGTGAAGGTGAAATCACAGTTCCAGAACTTGAGAATCCAATATCTGGGGTAGTTTAACAATGGCAAAAACCAGGGCACTAATTGGGTGCTAGTTCAAAGCTAACTGATGCGGGTTCAAGGTCCGCTCCCAGGATCAAGTTTTAAAGAATTATAAGTGGGTGTAGGCAAATTGGTTAAGCCACTACACTCCTGCTTTCAAAGTTTCGTCGATGTTGGCAAGTTGGTTAAGCCACCTGACTTTCACTCAGGTCATACACGGGTTCGATCCCCGTCATCGACGCCAAAGTTTCATTCCGGGGTCGCCGAGTTGGTAGCAGGCGCCTGACTGTTAATCAGGAGGAGTTTATCTCCCATCGTAGGTTCGAGTCCTACCCCCGGAGCATCTGGGGTATAAGAAATTATACCCCAATTAAAATTTTAAAGTCTCGAACCGGTATAAATACAAGTATGATGTATTATACCGTTTACAAAGTTACAAACAAAATTAACAATAAAGTCTACATTGGATGTCATAAAACAAAAGACATCAATGATGGTTACATGGGTTCTGGAAAACATTTAACTTATTCTCAAAACAAGTATGGTATAGAGAACTTCGAAAAAGAAATACTATATATTTTTGACAATGCAACAGACATGTCAGCTAAAGAACGTGAAATTGTTAATGAGCAATTTGTTGCTGATCAAAATACTTACAACCTAAAACAAGGTGGTCAAGGTGGTCAAGGTGGCTGGGACTTTGTAAACACTACTGGTAAAAATATTTACGGAAATAACGGATCAACACCAAATGTTAAGGACAATTTTATAAGAGGTAGGCAAACTCAGACTATACGAAGACAGAATGACCCTAATTATGCTAAAAGCATTAATGAAAAAATTTCAAAATCATTGAAAGGTCATGAGGGTTATTTTAAAGGCAAGAACCATACTGAAGAAACAAAAACCGCAATAGGGAAGAATTCATCAGTACACCAAAAAGGCTCTGGCAACAGCCAATATAACACTAGATGGGTTTTTTCGTTAGAAGAAAAAAGAAGTATGAAGATAAAAAAGAGTGACCCTTTGCCTGTTGGTTGGTTCGAAGGCAGAAAAATAAGTTTTAAGTAAATAGTTCATTACAGCCGGATAGATCAATTGGTAGATCATCTGACTCTGACTCAGAATGTTCTAGGTTCAAATCCTAGTCCGGCTGCCAAGTTTTTATCGGTGCGCCAACGCTGGAGGGTTGGGCTGGTCTCCAAAACCAGTGTGAATAACAAGTAACTTAGAGAGTTCGAATCTCTCCACCGGTGCCAAAAATTTTACGGGATGTGGCTCAGCTTGGCTAGAGCGTCTGTCTGGGGGACAGAAGGTCATCGGTTCAAATCCGGTCATCCCGACCATTATTGAATTTGCTAACCCGGTGTGGAAGGACACACTTAGAGTTGGAACTACTCTCACAAAGTCGAAGGCTAGAGGATGTGAGACATAGCCATAGGCTGGTTTGTGCGGGGCCGAGCGCAAACTGGAGCAGGTATCGAATCCTGCGGTTAGCATAAATAACTGCATGAAAATATCTGCACTACTAGAAGTCACAGCCGTTGATCTATTTCGTAAAATAGACGGACTGGATGCTATGATTGCTGATCCAGCAACCACAGCAGGCGAAAAGCAAAATGCACAAGAGCTGAAACGCAAGCTGCAAAGCCAAACAAATGGGTTTTAGATGGCCCATTTTTACTGATGTTGAACAGTTCCGCCAAGCATTGGACACGGCTCGCACGGTGGATCCACACACCATTGGTGCAGTGCAGAACATGACTGAACACGACACCATTGAAGACATTGAGGATATGGTCAGCAGCTATCAACGTCCCAGAGACGTTCAACGCATTGTGCAGGGTTTGCAAACAGGCGCAACGCTGCCCATGCCCATAATCCTCAAAGGAAAACGGGGCATGTGGATTATGGCTGGTAACACCAGACAGGCCGTTTGTCAAGTGCTTGGTGCAAAATGTCAAGCACTGTTGGTTGACGTTTCCAAATAAAGTTTTGCAAATGGTTGACTGAGATTGTGCCGTTTGCTATACTAAAAGAGTAAAGGAAAACACGATGCAAGCTTACAACAACATCAAGTTTTATGAATTTCCTGATGTGGGCGACATTAAAGAACAGGGTCGTCGCAGCCGCGTTGGCCGTATTCCTCGCGGCGAAGGTGCTTGCCCTCGCTACAAGGACCACATTGTTTCTTACGCTGATGGCCGTCCGGGCGTCAACCTCAATGAGGGCAAGATTGTTCACAACGACCGCGGCTACTGCCGCCCCAAACACAAGGCTGCCGTCCGTCGTTACCTCAAGCGCAAGGACCGCGCCATTGAAAACCGTTTCCAGCAGCTGGCTGAAAACGACTAAGTTGTTGAAAACAAAGCAGTTAAAGTTTTGCAAATGGTTGACTGAGATTGTGCCGTTTGCTATACTAAAAGAGTAGCAGAAAGCAAGGAGACAACATGCTTAATGAGTTAATCGAACTTGGAAAATTTTTCCTATTCATTGCAGTTGTTGCTTTAATGGTTAGGACCCTCCAACATTTTTTTGAAGGCGAATAGCCAGGTTGACAACCTCAACAGCGTTTGCTATAATAAAAGAGTAGCAGAAGTAAAAAACAAAAAAAGGTTAAAGACACACAATGCACACAAATTTTGAATTCGTTAGTATGATGTTGTTCTTCCTGTTGTCCTTCGTTTGGACCAGGCGTGAATGGTACAATTTTGCAATCAAGTTCCTGTTCTTTGTGATGGGGATTTGGGCATTGTCGTTGATTTTGAAGTAATACTTTAAACAACTTCCCACAGAGTGGACTGTTAAACTGAAACACGTTTAATGGAAAACCGTTTCGACGTTGGTTGCAGTTAGATTGTAAACTTGTGAACAACCCTTTACAATGGCTATTGCCATCCGTAGATGTGGGAACAAGATCAGGAGAGAAATGAAAATCTACCAGTTTCATCCCAAAGTTTTTACACAGCCCTACGCTCCCTATTTTGATGCGTACAAAGGTCATCAGTTTGTAGTTGATCATGTGCATCCTGAACCGGAAGCAACTGATCATGTTTGGCTCCGATGCATTGATGGCGATGTTGCTGTTGATGGATACGTTGAGCTGGATCAGCTGGTTGAAGTAAAGTAAGTTTTAAGCGAGCGTGGCGGAATGGTTACGCAGCGGTCTGCAAAGCCGTTAAAATCGTAAGATATGCAGGTTCAAGTCCTGCCGCTCGCTCCAAGTTTTAATGGCTCTGTGTAGCTGGAATGGCATTGCAGCATACGCCTGAAGAGCGTAAGATTTCGGTTCGAGTCCGAACGGAGCCACCAACAATTTCATCGCCTGCCTCTCCCAGTTTGGGGAGTAAGGAGGGACCAGAATGCCAAGCCGTTCAGCGGGACTTGGCCTGTGGATACTAACAGAAAGGATGAAAGCAATTTTTCAAACAGGATAGACGTACGGACGGGCGTGAAAAGTGCGCTGTCAGTCGACGGAACAAAAGTGGCACGCCCAACGTATACAGGGACCCCAGTGAAACCCCAGTTTGAAGGCCTATCAAGTTTATGACACAGGAACAGTGGGACCACGTACAAGATCTACTAAATTACAAAGAAATTCTCAAAATTGAACGCACTCGTTTATCAGACGAGATTTGGGCTATCGATAACAGTCTGAGCAAAAACTTCAAAGAAATTAGCAGTGTTTGTGATTGCAAGACTCCAGATGGCACAGGCACTTGGGCAGACAAGTTCTCATTCAGTGAATGTACCATTTGCGGCAGGAACGATTTATAAGGTTTGTCCTGCGGGCTAGGGCCGGGCACGACGGTGCTGGGAGGGTTCGAATCCCTCGATGCAACTCCTCTATTCGTACGAGGCGCAGGACAACAAAATCTTCACGGTGCTTGACGAGCACCATATCATTTGCTATACTAAAAGAGTAGCAAACATGACAAACTTCATTAAATCCCAGAACAAAAACAACCAAAAGCTCGTTCTGTTCCAAACCGGAAATTATCAATACGAAATCTGGAACCAAACTACAAAGAAAACTGTTCGTGCTCTGTGGGATACTTCGTATGAAGATGCAATTAAGTTTTTCAATCAGCTGACATAAAGGAGACATGATGAACATCAAAGGACCAGACGGTGATTTGGGCGTAATTGTTGCCCGTTTTCAAACTCCGCATTTGACACCTGGTCACCGAGAATTGATTGAAACGGTACAACGTCGTCACAACAAACTGATGATTCTGTTGGGCGTGGCGCGAGTGATCCCCACTAAGAAGAATCCACTGGACTTTGCCACGCGGCAAAAGATGTTGCAGGAAGCCTACCCGGGCATTGAAGTGCTGCCCATCAACGACCAGCGCAGGAATGAAGACTGGAGCAAGAGCCTGGACCAGCTGGTCCGCGCCTATCACCCGCATGAACGGGTTGTGTTGTACGGCGGCCGCGATAGTTTCTCCAATTGCTATAGCGGTAAATTCCCTGTGGTGGATTTAGAGGCCACAGTGTCTGAAAGCGGCACGCAGGTTCGCCAGCAAGCGTTTCACACAGTGCGCGACACTGAAGACTTCCGTGCAGGCATCTGCTATGCGGTGGCCAACCGCTACCCTATTAAGAATCCCACAGTGGATGTGGCAGTGATGCGCGGCAATGAACTACTGTTGGTCCACAAGGATGAGGACGGCGCAAACCGTTGGCGCTTCGTTGGTGGTCACATTGACTTGGGTGAGACTGGCGAACGTGCTGCTCGGCGTGAGGTGCAGGAAGAAACTGGCGTTTCTATCGCTCAGCTGGAGTACGTCACAAGTGCCGCAATTGACGATTGGCGCTACACTGGCAGCGGTGACGGCATCTTTACTACATTTTTTCTAGGTCACTACGGTTATGGCGCTGCTCGTGCTGCTGACGATGTACAAGGTGCTCGTTGGTTTGCCATTGACCAGTTGAATTCAAACATGATCGTACCTGAACACCAAGTGCTGTTTGATGCGCTGATCAGCAAGTTGGAAGAACGCAAAACCCAGGAGGTTGCTTAAATGACCAACGCTCGATTTATCGAACTCACGCAGGACTTTACTGATGATTTGCTGTTCAATGTGATCGTTGACAGTGATTCCTATAAGACGAGTCACAAAAGGCAGTACCCTCCGGGTACACAATATGTGTTCAGCTACCTAGAAAGCAGGGGTGGCAAGTTTGACGATCAGGTGATGTTTGGGTTACAGTACTTCCTCAAGCGGTACCTCAAGGGTGTGGTGATCACCGAAGAGATGATTGTGCTGGCAAAGGAGATGATCAATGCTCACATGGGTTCCCCCGACGCCTTTAACGAAGAAGGCTGGCGATACATTTTACAAGAGCACGGCGGCCGCCTTCCTATCCGGATTTGTGCGATTGCTGAAGGTACTCGAGTGCGTGCTCACAACGCTTTGGTTACAGTGGTCAACACGGATCCCAAGTGTTTTTGGCTTGTAAACTATTTGGAAACCGCGCTGATGCGAGTGTGGTATCCAATCTCAGTAGCCACATTGAGCCGCAACATCCGCACGATGATTGAAGGCTACTTGGAGCAGTCCGGTACCCCTGAAAAAATTGACTTCATGTTGCAGGACTTTGGCAGCAGAGGTGTTTCCAGTCAGGAAAGTGCCGCAGTGGGTGGTGCTGCTCACTTGGTAAACTTCAAGGGCTCGGACACTATGGTTGCGATTCCTTTCTTGTATCGCTACTATGGCGCCAACGGCATGCCCAGCTTCAGCGTACCTGCCAGCGAGCACAGTACAATCACCAGCTGGGGGCGAATGCGCGAATCTGCTGCATACCGTAACATGCTCACTCAGTACCCCAACGGTATTGTGAGCATTGTGAGCGACAGCTACGACATCTTCAACGCTTGCGAAAACATCTACGGCGTTGAGTTGCGTGAATCGATCCTCAATCGGGATGGTGTTTTGGTAATTCGCCCAGACAGCGGTGAAATCATTCCCACTATATTGCGCATTCTGGACATCCTGGGTCGACGGTTTGGGTACACTGTGAACAGCAAGGGCTACCGTGTGCTACCACCGCAGGTCCGAGTGTTGCAGGGCGATGGTATGAACATCAACACCATCCGAGAACTGTGCGAAGCACTGCTGGCAGCTGGGTGGAGCATTGACAACATTGCCTGTTTTGGAATGGGTGGCAAGCTGTTGCAGGGTGTGGATCGAGACACGCTGAAGTTTGCATTCAAGTGCTGTGCAATTGACATTAACGGAGTTTGGTACGAAGTGTACAAAGATCCCATCACTGATCCGGGCAAGATCAGCAAGCGTGGTGTGGTGTACGTTTTGCGCAATGCTGATGGCGAACTGGAAACCTTTACACAGGAACAACTGGTCCCAGTGGAGGGCGATCAGCTGCTGCCAGTTTTGGAAAATGGCAACATGCTGTGCGAATACACACTGGACGAAATCCGAACACGAGCGAATAGTAAATAGCTTGGTTTGTACAAAAACAACTATTATTTGGATAACAACATTGATAGGCAATTGCGAAATTTAGTTACGCAAAATGGTTGAACTAAATCAACCATTTTGCTATACTAAAAGAGTAGCAGAAAGTTGCAAACATGCAGAAAGATTACAAAACAATTTGGGAAGAGTTTAACCACAACGGCCAACCTCATTACGGAATTGCAATGTTGGCACTCAAACAAGGAAACATGAACAAGGCGCTGGAGTACTTTGCCAAGTTTGAAGCTGTTTGGGATTTAGCGTTGGCTAGCTTTCAGCCCGTTGACCAGTACAACAGAACAGACGATGATTTTCAGCCCACTCTTTATTTGAAGACTAAAGAAGGCACGATTTATGTGGGCGTTTGGTGCCCACACAGCGGTTACTTTTTCGCCGACGAATTGGTTAGCGGCAACCATCCAGCTGGTAATGAATTGCCCGGACGGATGTACAATCAGCCTGTGGCATTTGCTTACAAGATTTGACAAAAATTTGCAGCAATGCTAAACTAAGATAAGTAAAGCAGTACAAGTTCTTTGACAACTGAATTGTTTTTGGGGGCCTGGCCCCACTAGGACAAGTTGAGCAATCAACCCAAAGCAGTATCCTCCTACAGGACTGCGCCATTGCAAAATGGTCCACCCAGGCAAGCCTGCGTACTATCGCGAGGTAGCGTTCACCGAAAAAACCGGTGGATGTAACTGTGAAGCAAGTGTTGGGGAAAGAATGTCAATCGACTGGCCTGCAAGGGAACCAGGGTTGGCGAAGAGCAACAGGTGGTGCTGGCCTCCCAGCTAACCAATTTGCGAACAGGTATACGAAAGGGTAGTGATTGGGTCCGAGATGTTGCAGTCAAGGGCTCAGTTGCAATGTGAGCGGTGTTTGGGTGTCGCAACCCAAGTGTCGCAAAACATCACAGAGTATCCGGCAGGAGAAAGGTACTTCTCGTGTTGTATTAATGGATCCAAAAGATCTGTTAGCAACTGTGGCGGCACGAGATCGTAGGTTGCAATGTAGCTCATTTGGTAGAGCAACTGTATTTAGAACAGTAGGTTGAAGGTTCAATTCCTTCCATTTATCACAAACGCAAAGTCCGTCACAGTTATGTACGAAAAGCATCTAATGCTTGAAGCGCAAGCTAATCAAGCTCAGTGAAAGCCCGCAAGGCCCAACTGATTTGTAACAGAAGATTCGTAAGGGTTTAGCGACTCTGAATGGCCCGCAAGGTCAGCGGATAATAAATTACAGAGTAGTACATAATGATAGGTCTACTGCCTGACCTTAAAAACGGCGATGCTGACAGCAGACCAGATTACCGCAAGGAGTTTGGTGGATATCGAGAGAAGGTTGACTCGCAAAGTTGATTGATAATGCTCGAGGTGCTGTTGGGTTGGTTGTAATCTCAGACCACCAAACAAAAGATTTTTCAGCAGTGCGGGCCCTGTGTCCCTGCTGAGTGTGTTTTTGGTTCCATAAGTTAGAGGCTAGACGGACGCACTGTCTCTGCGTTAGCGAGGGTTCGATTCCCTCTGGAACCGCCAAATTTCAAGTAGTGAGAGCCGTTAAACTGGAACTGTGCGGATTCTCATAAGTGATTCCAGTTGCTACTTGATACAAGTTTTGGTCGCGAAAGGGGAAGATAAGAGCTCCGTATCGTAACGAGATAATCGCTAGACCCGGAACCGCCAAAAATTTTACTCCCGGTTAGCTCAATTGGCAGAGCGATGCTCTAGTAAAGCATAGGCTATCAGTTCGACCCTGATACTGGGATCCAAAGTTTTATGTGTCTATTATCTGAAGGACAAAAAGTCATAATCCATTCGTTGGGTCCCATGTACCCAGATGGATTTGAATGCGGTGCAACCGTAGTGGGAGTTTCCGTTAACGATGTAATCAGAATTTACATTGTTCGGTTGGACAATCCTGCAGATTTGCACTCAAACTATTCATGCGTTACGATGCCTGAATGTTGTTTGAAGGTTGTTTAAAGTTTTATGGACAAGTAGCTTAGTTGGCGAAAGCATTCGACTGATAATCGAAAGATCGAAGGTTCAAATCCTTTCTTGTCCACCATTCATTTTTATGTGGGCGTTACTCGAGTGGTTTCAGAGGACGGTCTGTGGAACCGTTTACGTGGGTTCAAATCCCATACGTCCAACCAAAGTTTGGTCCCGTAGCTCAATTTGGAGAGAGCATTAGTCTACGAAACTAAAGGTTAGCCGTTCGACCCGGCTCGGGACCACCATACCTATAAACCATATTGCTAAAATCATTTGATTTTAGCATCACAACATAGTATACTTAAAATGTAAGGACTACAAATTATGAACATCCGAACTGTAAAGATGATCGATTGCCAAGAGTTTGACGAGCTGGTTAAAACCACTTATGGCAGACCTTATTGTTTCCAGCAACAGAATGGTTGTCAGGCCCGGGGTATTCAATATTTGACTGTGCCCGATGATGATAATGACGAATATATGAATGATGATGTTCCTGAAGAGGTCAATGGGGACCAAATGGGAGTTAAGTTTGCGACTTGGCTCGCACGTGATCCAGCCGCACCACTCAAAACATCAGAAAAAGGGTCTGAACAATTTGATCTAGGATTATTTTGGGAACGAAATTTTTATCCAGACATCCAAACCGTTGCAAATGACTTGCACAAAAAGGACTGCTTCCGGCTGACGAATACATTATCAATATTGATTGGTAGAGAGATTCAGTGAACACCAACTACAAAAATTTCCTAACACTGTTTGCCTTACAGATGTGGAACTACAGTGTAGCCACAATCAGTTGGCGGTCAGTAGCACAAGCCAATTATGTGTCCAGTGTGTTGATTGACACGGTGTACGGCGCAGCAGCTTTTTTCATCATCAAAAAAGTAGCCAGCCAAGATGACAAAAGCTACTGGGGTCTTGCCGGTTACACACTGGGCGGCGGATTGGGGACCATATTGGGCATTTGGCTCAGCAAACAAATACTGGGTCAGTAGTTAGACTTATTTTCAACATAATACACACATATGGCTAAAAAAAATCTCATACCCATGCTCAAAACAGAAACAATGTTTGAGTTACTGCAAAACAGTCATCGTCTACGAATGCTAGGAGAGTTTAAAACTGGCGGAAGCATACCGCCCTCATTAAATTGGGGTGACGTTACACGTCACCCTGACCTATACGAATGGGTTGACAATCCAGTGATTACTGGACATCTAAAATTTGTGTCTCTGAAAGATGTCACATACGTGGGCCCAGGTGTAATTATGGCAAATATAGAAACTGGTGCCCGTTATTTCATGCTTTCAGAAGAATTTGCTGCAATGATGGATCAGTGCGTATCTGACCACAACGTGATCACCGGAACTTGGTCTGTGTTCAAACATGGCCACGCATTTAGCTTACGTCATATGAACAATATGAACACGTTGTGAAATTCAAAAATCTTGACCTCAAAATTAAAATGTTGTATAATAAAATATGTTTGATCTAATCATACCTGATATTCACGAGAAAATTGATATAACAGACGAAATTATTGCCCGGTATCCTGACTGTCGCTATCGGTACTTCTTGGGAGATTATTGGGACAGTTTTGAGTGGGAATTTCATCCAGACCATTGGGCCCGCGTTGCAAGATGGTTGATGAGGAACTCCAATGATTCCAAAAATATTTTTTTGATTGGCAACCACGATGTGCATTACTTTGGCCCCGCCATGCACAGATGCGGTGGTTACCTTTCAGCCAAACATCAGATAATATCAGAAATCATGCCACATAATTGGTTACTTCAGCATGGTCGCTGGATGCATTTTGTTTCTCACAATGACCAACTCACTGTGCTGAGTCATGCAGGATTAAATCCATTGCACATTCGTCATAACACCAGCGTAACTCCCGGATACATCCAGGAACTAAACCAAAAGATTGGAGATAACTTTTACCTGGGAGTTTTTGAACCACTGCTTGCCGCAGGTCGTGGTCGAGGTGGGCGTGGCATTGGTGGAGTTACCTGGCAGGATTGGGACACTGAATTTAACGAGCTGGATGGCGTCAGACAGATCGTGGGTCACACCCCACATGCTCTTCCCAAATGGAAGAACCAGAATCTTTGCTTGGACACCCATCTTCAACACGTGGCTCTGATGGACACTGAAACCGGCGCCATCACAGTGGAAGCTGTGTGATTGATGTAGGCCGTCGTCTGGAACGACAGTGGGCGGATATTGTAAAATGGCTAACTGAGAATGTGGGAGTCAGAGGTGTTAGTTGGGAATCCACAATAATAAATGACCGCCGCAGGTTAGTTTTTGAGCGTGATCAGGATAAAACTGCTTTTGTCTTGAGGTGGCTATGAACTTATTCCCAGGGTCGACCTTGTTGAGCACCGCCCGGATTGGGATTGTCCACCAGCGTGTTCCCACTCCACTTAGTAGGCAGCAAATCAACGTTTGCTGTGTTGAGTGGACGGTAGTAGGTGGCGCTGACATTGCCACCAGCTTTACGGCGTAATTCTGCTAGAGCCAACTTGGCTACCTGTCGATCCTCACGGGTGGTTAAGTTGGCTATCTTGTTTCCGCTACGCAAAACAGATCCATTCACAATGCCATATGATGCCAGTGTGTTGCCGGTTGCCAACAGTTGATCATTCAAAAAGAGATCAAACCAAGCTGTGTTCACGCTGGTGGCTGTTTGAATGTTGGTTTTGAGAGTGCCGACTGTGCTGGTGTCTGCGATAGTATAGCTGTCAAAAGTGGCAGCATTCAGTAGACTTTGAATTGTGATTGTGATGGTGGCCATTATCGTCTTGCCCTTGCTTGAAAGTCAGGATACATGCTCACGCTGTCACTGCGAATGTCGCTGGGGTGTTTGGGGCCGTTGACGCCGCCGCCAGCATTCACAGTCACAGCCGCAACATCAGCGTAGGCTTCAGCAGGTTCGTTAGCAAAGCAGGTGGGTTCTGCTGTTTGCAACCCAGCAATTTGCTGCATTCTGCGCAGTTCGTCGTCGGCTGGTGCCGGTACAGGTGCTACAATTTCAGCACCGGGTTGATCAATGCTGTCTATTAGATCCAGCACGTTGCGAATTAGGTCAGTGGCTCTCATACGTTTATTTATCTTTTACAGCAGATCTTTGATGTAAGGCCACAGGTCCTCTTTAACTGCAATGTACTGCCCATGTATGAGAATTTCATGTCCTGAGTCAAGTGCTGCCGACAGTGATTCTTGCGGTGATTTAAACCCAACCTTATCACTTGCCAATTGATATACATCTTGAAATGCTTCTAGATCGTATTCTCTGTCTTTATCAACTTTCGCAAGTAATAATGGTGATGTAGGCATTACTCGACGTATCTGTTCGCCTATTTTTTTGTATTTTGCTCTTTCAGATTCATCAGGCTCCAAATAACTCATTTTTTCCAAGAGCTTGAAATAGGCAATGTCACTGGGAGTTGCTTTTTTATCATCACTATAAACCAAGTCAGTATACTTTTCATATTCATCTTGAAAAAGATCTTGAAGTAGTGCTAGGTTATTTGTAATAAATTTATCTATTTCATAGTCGACGACTAGGTCAACTTGAGTTTCACTCCATGAGAATTTACAAGAATCAAAAGGAAAAATGCAATAAAGTTCGCCATAGTCTTTAGCTAAATGTGAATCTGAAGTAGTAAAAATACTATTAGATCTCAAGGCTTCTATTCCCAACATAGATGCCATCTGGTTAAATATGTCTGAAGAATTCTTTTCACTATCTTTAGGACGTCTTAAAGTTGGAGAAGTAGATTTAAACGCGGCAACCCCGTTAGCAGATTTGCCCACACCTCTATATAGGAATTTTTTTTCTGTTTAAAGATGTTGAGAAACCAACCGCAGTTAGTTTGAATTTCTTTCACAAGCTGATTAGCTAGGTTGGGATCAATGGGAAATGTTGCAGTTGCTTTGCTTGTTGCAGGCGCTATAATTTCTTTACTAGGCTTGATGAACTTTTTCTCTGCTTCCGTTAATAAAATTTCATTTGCTCTCATACTGTTATTTAGTTATTTTTGATTTTTTGCGGCTGCCTTAACTGCTTCACTGGGATTTTTGATGAGCCGGATTGCCAGCCCATTTTGTTGCACCGCAGCCAATTGCACCTGCTCGCTGGGATTTTTGATGTCCCGTATTGACATCCAGTATTGTTGCACCGCAGCCAACTGCACTTGTTCGCTGGGATTTTTGATGTATTGGATCACCCATCCATTTCGTTGCACCGCAGCCAGTTGCACTTGTTCGCTGGGATTTTTGATGTGCCGGATTGCCGTCCCATTTTGTTGCACCGCAGCCAATTGCAATGCCTCGCTGGGGTCATTAATGTATATGATCGCATCCCCATCTTTTTGCACCGCAGCCAATTGCACCTGCTCACTGGGGTTTTTGATGTACCGGATTGCCAGCCCATTTCGTCGCACCGCAGCCAACTGCACCTGTTCGCTGGGATTTTTGATGAGTTCAATTGCCTTCCCGTGCTGCTGAACCGCAGCCAATTGCACCTGTTCGCTGGGGTTTTTGATGTATTCAATTGCTCGCCCGTTCCCCTGAACCGCAGCTAATTGCACCTGTTCGCTGGGGTTTTTTATTTTGCCAATTACATAAGGGTTTTGAGTTACCAGTGCTAGATGTACCGCTTCTTTGCTGTTGCTGCTTTGACTTGCTTGATGCGCTAACTGTTTAGTGGATAATTCGTAAGTACCTATATTATTAATGGTTTTTTCCAAACGATATGTGCCACGTGGATTGGCAATAAAACCCTGAGTGGGTTCTTGTTGGTGTATGATGCCTCTGCCTTGATCAATGACTACGTCGTACCCCATCTGTCTAAACAAATAATTCCACACAACTGATGTACCTGAATACTTTGTATGCAAGGTATGCATAGATATTTCATCGCTCAACTTCCACAACACATACCAAAATTTTCCTGATTTTGTTCGCACTCTGGCTCCACCTTGTGCGTCATTAATTAGTTCATTGATAACCCCATTGAGGTCCAGGCCAGTAATTGGTAGTTGTTTGAGTTTGTTGAGCGCAGCATTTATTGAGTTTGTGCTCATCTGATTCAGATATAAGATTTTATTGGTTGTCAATTGCAGAATATTGATGTATTTGGCATCAGCCTGAAATGGCACTCTACCTTGCACGTCCACATAATATTCGGCTGGATAGAAGTAGATGCCCAGGGGAGTTTTGTATGTGGATCTGGGATTAACACCAACTTTGGGCAAATTGGTCATGGTTATCGCATACTTACTGAGATCACGGCCTTTGAGATATTCGATGGCAGCAGGATGGCCCAGTTCTGTGTATTTGGGCTCGGGTGATTTTTCTTTTTCTTGTCGTCTGAGTTCAGCTAAAAATTCCGTGAATCGCATGTCGTTATTTATCCGTTTTACTGTAATAACTTTCTAAACAATCCTTGTTCTGCATGGTATAAATATTCATATGCAATTTCCCACCTGGTTATCACATCGAGAAAGCTGCACCATCAAGGTGTGGTTGTGTGAAATTGTGATCAAAACAAACGAGCAAACACACAGCCTGCACGTGGGACCAAAATTAAACAATAAATTAGAAATGGTACAAAGTGCTAGATACGTTGCTGAACAATTTGTGTCCAACAGTCCGTTATTTTTAATTGATGATCAACATCATGTGATACCAGTCAATCAAATTGTTCAGGTGACGTTCCAGGACCACCCAGCACAAAGACAATATACGCGAATGCGAATATGCAAATGGTTGACCACTCGCTGGAAAAAAGTTGACACTCAGTTGATATAATGTTATACTAAAAGAGTAGCAGTAACGCAACAACAAAACATGCGGGTTGGGAGGACGGCTCCTCAAGCTGCCTTATAAGCAGTCTCGCCAGATTAGCGACTAGAAACTGGGTCGGCACCAGTAGCCCGCACCAAAATTTTAAGGAGAATCCATGTTTATTTTAGGGTTTTTGATGGGAGTATTTGGAACAATTCTCACACTGAATCTTGCATCGCAAAAATCCAGTTAATCAGGTTCTCAAGTTCTTTGACAATTTGCAATAACTCTGGAGGTTGGCTTAGAAGCAGCCATCCTTTAAAGAGTAGACACGCTGCCATTGGTTGGTTGCTGATCAAGACTTGTCGTGTGGTCTCAGCATAAAATACAGCACAGACCGGTTTAAGCTGGTGTGGTCCAAGTCTGTTTTACAGTCGAACTTGTTATGCGTAGAATTGCTACTTCGTTGTATGCCCATAATGAGATGGTATGGACCCGATACACTCTAACAAAGTGTATTGCCCCTGAAGGCATCTATAATGCGGAATGGCGATGGATCAACAGGTAATGAAGTTAGCAGTACCCTGAAAAACGATGAAGCCAATGTTAGTTACAGAGTCGCAAGGTCGAAGTCCGACGATGGTTACTTCCTTTAGTGTCTTTTGGCGTAGCAGCACACAGAGTTATTGCAAAACATTTTGCGCTCGTAGCTCAACTGGCAAGAGTACTATCTTTGATAGTGGATGTGAGTTCGAATCTCATCGGCGCACCAAATACAAATTACCGGTCGGAGTCGCCCGTCTACGCAATGTCTCAGCAAGGCCCGATTAAGTTGCGAACGCTGTTGGGGCTCAACATTGTGGTGTAGTAAAACTCCAAAAGTTTATGATCTCGTAACTCAGTTGGTAGAGTATATGTCTCTTAAACATAAAGTCGTGAGTTCAAATCTCACCGGGATCACCAAAAATTATGACGGTTTTTGATTTAATCATAGTACAAGACCTACGCAATCAAATTGAAAAATGCAAGTGGGTCAAAACTTCTCAATATAAGAAATTGATTGCTCAGATTAAGCAAAAATGCGATTGTAAATTTCCTGATGGCACCAGTACACGGAAACAAACCTTTTTTACAGAACAATTGCAGCTGGGACCAGTGTGTCAGTTTTGTGGTAAAAGCGATTATAAAAGTTTATGACGGTTTTTGATTTAATCATAGTACGTGATTTAATTGAACAAATGAAAAACATGCCCGTATCCCAACGAGGTCACACTGGTTCGGGTCCCTGGCGAGATTTGTTCAATCAAGTACATCAAAGGTGTGATTGTCACTGGCCAGATGGGACTTCTACCAAAAGACGTAATGCTTTTGGTCTCAAATGCTGGTTTTGCAGCAGGAGTGATTATGATAAGATGTGATGAGTGTAATCAAAATTTAGTTGAAGAATTCAAAGAAGGTCGTTGGTTTAGGCTAATGCATCTTGTGGAATTCTTAAAATTGCAGGGAGACATCTCAGACGAGCTATATAATACAGCAGTGAGTGATCTCATGTATTTCAAAGAGTTCGCATTGCGTGAACGTTGGCAAATGGAAGAACAAGCTGAAATGTACAAAGAACAACAAAAAGAAAATCAAAAGCCTGGATAGTTCAAGGGTAGAACGCTGCTCTCATAAGGCAGAAGTTGTTGGTTCAAATCCAACTCTAGGCACCAAAATTTATGACACTGCAACAGTTACGTCAAGTCAAAGAATCGTTAGAGGAATGTGGACCGGATTCCGATGATTTCAGTTGGGGACCTACATACGAGTTCGCGATTAGGCGAAGGCAGGAAGCTCTAAACATTTTGAATAAAGAAATCGCAGCTATGGAACAATTTCAATCTCAATTACCCAATCGATCAATAAAGTAATCTACAAGCAGGAGTGACGGAATAGGTTTACGTGATGGTCTCAAAAACCATTGAGCGCAAGCTCATGAGGGTTCGAATCCCTCCCCTGGTACCAAAAATCCTATGATGATTCTCGTACTTGTATTGATGTTAGTTGGGTTTTATCTTAAACTTAGATATCCTCCAACACGTTAGTATTAAAATTTTGCGGATGTGGTGTAACTGGCAGCCACGCTGGAATGAGAGTCCAGTGCCCGCAGGGGCGTGAAGGTTCAACTCCTTTCATCCGCACCAAACAAATCAATGAAAACTTTTATCGTAAGTGATACACACTTCAGACACAGCAATATTATCAAGTATTGCAACCGACCATTTCACAGTGTGGGGGAAATGAATGAACAGTTGATACACAAATGGAATTCAGTAGTGAGCCCTGAGGACACTGTATACCACGTGGGTGATTTTGGATTTGGTGACATGAGCGAATTTCGCAGCAGACTCAATGGCACTGTTCATTTAATACAGGGTAATCACGACAGCAGCATCACCTGGAACACATTTGATTTTGCCAGCAGAAGTAAATATCGATTGCTGGACGTGGGTGGGTTAAAGGTATTACTGATCCACTTTCCCATTCAGGAACCTGAATACCGGCAAATTGTTCCAAAATGTCAATTTGACGTTTGTTTGTATGGTCATGTTCATAACAACCACAGTGGTTGGGTTCAGTCAGGCAATTGCTGGTACAAGAATTGCAGTGTGGAGGTACAAGATTACCAACCGCAACTGATTGAATCAGTATTGCAGCCACGGGCGATGACAAATACCAATATTGCAGTGCTTGAATAAATAATCATATGACAATAACAATGACAATGATAATTTTGATCTCACTATTCTTCATAATCGCAGCTTATCAAATTGGTGTTCAAGTCGAACGAGGTAAATGGAAATATGAAGAACACCGAATTTATCGGGGCGTTCCCATGCAATTAAAACGAGATCGCAATGGAAATTATGTTTGGGAAGTTTTTTAGTTTACCAAATTTGTTGAGTTTTTAGCAGAACGTTGTTATAATTAAAGCATGCCCAAGTATTACAGAAAAGTCATTGTTTGCACAGAATGTGAAACTGAGTTTGATCATTACGCAGGTCGACCTGGACTATATACTCTGTGCGATGAATGCAATGAACCTGATGTAGAACAGTATCAGGGCCTTACGGTGTACGCCAACAAACACGAGCGTCATTTGACCATTGGCAAAGGCAACAGCATCAACATCAAAATTCAAACCAACAACCGCCGAAACTTTGGCGTAATCACCAGCATGGTGGAAAGAAAAACTCAATGATCAAAAGATGGATTAAACGTTGGCTAACCAGTAATGAAGCCAAACTAACCGACCAATATTCTTCTCAGTTGCCACGCAAAAATTGTTTATCATTTGTTGTACATCAAGCCAATAACGGTATGGTTCTGGAAATTGAAACATGGGATGAGCAATCACTACAACTACATACTAACCTTCATGTGATTACACCTGACCAGAACTTGGGTGCAGAAATTAACCAAATTGTACTGATACACAATCTCAAACGCTA